GTAATTGCAATGGCGGGGGATAAAATCATTATTCCGGCAAACGCGCAAATGATGATACACAAGCCGTCGAGTATCGCGTGGGGCAATGCGGACGAAATGCGCAAGGAGGCAGACGTTTTAGACGGTTGCCAAAAGGTCATTTTAACAACGTATATGCAGCACGCGAAAGAGGGCGTCACAGAGGAGCAGATCAACGACCTTATTAACGCGGAGACGTGGAAGAACGGCGAGGAGTGGCAGGAATATTTCGACATCGAAATAGCCGAGAGCAGCAACGCGGCAGCGGCGGCAAGCGATTATTACAGCAAATATAACAATTTGCCGGAGAATTTAACGCCAAAGCAGCCGGACGAAACTTTAACAGCCGAAAAGATTGCGGCGGCAGTTGTCGAGGCGATCAAAGACAATTTAGCGGCAGCACAGACGCCGGGCGACGATTCGGAACGTCAGAAAGACGATTTGGAACGTCAGAAAGCGGAGATTTTGAAAGATTTGGACTATATCTAAGTCTTAAACCAAACAAATACAACCATAACAAGGAGGAAACAAAACCATGAGTAAGGAAATGAGGGAATTACTTAACAAGATCAATGCGAAGAAAGCACAGATCAGAGCGCTTGTAGCAGACGGAAAACTGGACGATGCCACAAGCGAAAAGGAGGAGTTGAAGAAATTGCAGGCGTCATTTGACCTGCTTGCAGAGGTCGAGGACGAAGCGGCAGCGGGAGCACAGCAGCAGGCAGAGGCAGGGCAGGCGCAGGCAGCCGGAGAGGAGAAAAACGGACTTGCAAAGCAGGTTAAGGCGTTCACGAACGCGATCAAGGCGGCGTGGAAACACAAGAGCGTTGACGAGGAGGACGCACAGATCCTTAACGCAATGTCAGAGGGCAGCGACGAGGACGGCGGCTTAACCGTACCGAAAGACATTCGGACACAGATTAAGGAGTTGAGGCGCAGCGAGGACGCATTGGAGAATTTGGTAAACGTGGAGCACGTCAACACCAATTCCGGCACAAGAGTTATCGAGCGCGCAGCGGATCAGACGCCGTTTGACAACGTGGACGAGGCGGCAGAGTTCCCGGAGGTATCGACACCGCAGTTTGAGGACATCGAGTACAAGATCAAGAAAAAGGGCGGGATCCTCAAAGTAACACAGGAGTTGTTAAGCGATACGGCGGAAAACATCATGGGCTACCTGCGCCGGTGGATCGCCAAGAAAGCAAAGGCAACACGTAACTTTATGATCGTTGCAAAGATCAAAGAGATCTGCGGCGGCTTAGAAGTGGCAGTAACCGGGCTGGACGACCTTAAGGACATCTTTAACGTAATGCTTGATCCGGCAATCGCGTTAGGCGCGGTCGTGCTGACCAATCAGAGCGGCTTTAACTTCTTAGACAAGTTAAAGAACGAAAAGGGCGAGTACATCATTCAGCCGGATCCGACGGACAAAACGAAGAAACTGTTATTTGGCACATATCCGGTTAAAGTCGTATCAAATAAGACGTTGCCGAACATCGGAGGGAAAGCGCCTATCGTGTGCGGCGATTTCAAAGAGGCAATCACGATTTTTGACCGCGAGACATTAACGATCGACATTACCAACCTTGCAGCCGGGGCATGGGAAAGAGATCAGACAAGCGTTAAGGTAAGGGAGCGCTTAGACATTCAGACCGTGGACGCCGACGCTATCGTGATGGGACTTGCAGAGGTTACAACGACCGGGAAAGACATCAACGGCGACGGCGTACCGGACGACATTAACGGCGACGGAACGTACAGCGAGAAAGAGTTAAACAAGCTGACAAAATCCGACATTTTGGCGCTTGCAGGGGAATTGGGCTATTCCATGACTAAGACCGAAGCAGACACGAAAGCGGATATTATCGCAGAGTTTTTAGAGCAGCAGAGTAAATAATACAGCAGGGGCGGGAAACCGCCCCTGCTTAAGCAAAGCGAGGTAATTAAGGTATGATTTTGACGTTAGAGGAGGTTAAAAACCATTTAAGGGTAGACCTCGACGACGACGACGCGCTTATAACAAATTTGATTACCGCAGCGCAACAGTATTTGGAAAATGCGACCGGCAAAACATACCCGGAAACGGACACCGACGGAAACGAGATAGATTACACACTGGAAAAGGTGTATCTAAACCTATTGATTGCCTATTGGTATGAAAACCGAGGGGCGGTCAGTAGCAACAAGGCGTCGGCAGCAGCCGGAGGAGCGCCGGACGAATTTACCTTTATTACAAGATCGTTGTTGTTGCAGCTACAATTAAAGGAGTGAGGCGGTAAAAATGGATATAGGCAGGACAAACAAAAGGGTTACATTTTGCCGGTTTGAGGAAACGCAGAACGAAATGCACCAAACGCAGCAGACGTTAAAGAAGATCCGGACGGTTTGGGCGAGCGTGGAGCCGAAAAGCGGGCGCGAGTACATCGAGGCGGAAAAAGAACACCCGGAACTAACCTACATCATAACAACCCGCTACATGAGCGACATAACGCCGGATATGTTTATACAATTCCGTGACCGTCTGTTTAACATTAAGTCTATCCGCAATATCCGGGAAAGTAACGAAATGTTAGAGATTTCAGCGACCGAGAAGATCGACGAAACAAGGAGCGTGGAAAATGGCTAATTTTGATTTTACAATGGACGGTTTGGAGGATTTGGAAAGCGATTTGAAGTTTGCTATGCAGGAATACCCAACGGAAATGCGAAAAGGGCTTAGAAAAGTCGCGAACGAGTTTAAGAAAAGCTGCAAGGAAAGGACGCCGGACGGAAACACAAGTAAAAAGCCTGCGGAAAAGCTGCGCAGGAAATTTGGAGTTAAGACGAAAAAAGACGGCGACCAGTATATAGCGTTGGTTTACAACAGCGCGTACCATTTTCATTTAGTCGAATACGGTCACAATCTTGTGAGAGGCGGTAAGGTTATTGGATTTGTGCCGGGTAAACACATGATGGAGCAGACGCGGAACGAATACCGCGACGTGATACCGGATCGGTTTGAAAAAATATGCGACGAGGTATTAAACAACCACAATTTATAAGGAGGTATGCGTATGCTATCCAATGTTGCGATCAAAACGGCAATAAATGACCTATTGGCGGACGCGACCGGGCTTAAGATCTACGGCAAAGAGGTAGTGGAGGGCTACGAAACGCCCTCATTGTTTACCGAAAAGGTAAGCAAGCCGTTTCAGCATGAGACACAAAATTTTGCAAAGAGCGGCTTTACTATCAAGATAACATATTTTCAGAGTACGCCGGACGAATTGGAACAAATGAGGTTGTTAGACACGGTGCGCGAGGCGTTCGGAATGACCGTTAAGGTCGAGGACAGGACGTTGACCGTAGGAGAGATCACGCACGAGTTTGTAGGGCAGAAAGAGGATATTTTACAAATATCCGTCGATTTTGATTTTTATGAAAATACAACGCCGGGAGAATCTGCGGAGATCGCGGAGGAATACGGCGTAACATTAACAAAAAGCGAGGAGGCGTAAAAGACAATGAGTACATTAAAAGCACCGGAAATTAACATTTCCTTTACCGAGCGGGGCGCGAGCGCAATAGCGAGAGGATCGCGCGGCGTAGTCCTTTTAGCCGTAAAGGACGAATTTGTAGCACCGCTCAAAAATCCGGTTGTCGTGACATCGACCGGGGATATTCCGAGCGCGGCAAGCGACGCGACAAAGGAGCAGATCAAGTTAGCGTTAATCGGCTATCAGACCGCACCAATTAAAGTATTGGTTTACGGTATGGGTATCGCAGAGGACGCAGAAACGGACGCGGTAGACAAGGCATACACGGACGCACAGACGGCGTGGAAAGATATTAAGTTTGATTACCTTGCAATCCCGACCGTTTCAACCGACGGCAAGGCACAGGAGATTTCTACATGGGTAAAATCCATGAGGACGGCGAAAAAGAGGATCAAGGCAGTATTGCCGAACGTCGCAGCGGACAGCGAGGGCGTGATTAACTACACGATCAACAAAAATGTGTACGCCGAAACGGTCACGAACGCGGACGGAACCACGGAGCGCGTGACAACCGAGTACACGGCGGAGCAGTATTGCGGACGTATTGCGGGGTTGTTATGCGGCACACCCTTAACTATTTCCGCAACCTACGCGCCGCTTAGTGAGTTGGACGATTGCGAGAGATTGGACGACATCGACGATGCAGTAGGAAAAGGACAGTTTATTGTTTTCTACGACGGCGAAAAGGTCAAGACGTGCCGGGCGGTCAATTCGTTTGTAACGACAGTGCAGGGCAAGGGCGACAGCTATAAGAAATGCAAAATCGTAGATTGCATGGATCTGATCGCAGACGACTTGGAAAAGGCAATAGAGGACGACTATTTGGGTAAATACTCGAACAGCTACGACAACAAGTGCGTTCTG